CTGTTGTGGAATAACCTCGATCTGGATCGAAGTCTACCTCGATATCAAAAAACATCACATTCAGTTTTGGAGTTTCCTTACCGAGATAATTCTCCTCCAAACATCTAAACACAGGATTGATATCGTGTTCATAAAGAGACTTGTTGGACCTAATCCTCTGCTCTTTAATGAATTCTTTCTGTGTGGCGCATGTTACTTTTTGCAAGGTCTCGCCGGTCATTGACCTGTGTTTGCCCCTTGCGTCAGGATAGTAAAATACATATCTTGCGTCATACTCCACAAAGACACGACCCTTCTTTGGATCTCGTTCTACAACATATATCCTGTCTTCGTCTTTTTTATATAATGCGTCTATGTAACTCATCTACCACCAATAACTTGCTACGCCGTAACCGTAAACATTTATGATTGAAAAATAGCCAGTGATCATCATCACGAATGCCGCATTCCTTCTGTACGAAGCATAACATTGTGTTACCGCTCCTACAAAGAACATTGGGTACACAACCGTCATGTCAGGATTTGTGGCCGTGACTGCTAGTGTAAGGCTGGCTCCAACCGTGAATATGAAACTGACAAGTTCAAAGTAAAACGCTGTCTTGTCACTCTCAAAACTACGAAGCCAGAATAATCTGACTTTGTCTAACATTATAGTTTGCCGGCTGTGTTAAGTATGCTTTCCAGCGTGTCCATCTCGTCAGCGATGTTCTGATAATTGCCTCTGTGTGCAACTGATATCGCTTTGTTTATTAGTGCTGGTTTTAATTCTAGTTCTTCTGCTATTGCTTTTACAGTGTCTTTTAATCCTGCTCTAAGATCTTCAACTTCTCCTAGTACTTGTGATCCTTGGGAAATGATCTGGATTAATTTTTGTTTTTCTGCATCATTAAAGTTTCTTACTGCCATTTGTTTCTCCTGTTGTTATCAACAGTATATAACAGATTTCGTTTCAATGCAAATTATTTTTTGGCTTTTTTCTTTTTGGTATTGACGTTGATTGCTTTACCACGCCTGTTTGGATTTGGATCTTTTCTTCTCTTCCTACGTGCCGCACTTGCCCTGCCTTTTTTGCCCAGTGCTCTTGCTTTTGCAAGTGGTAAGCATTTTGGTTTACCTTCACCTTTGCTTTTGCCTCCACAGGCACCTCTAATCTTTCCTTTTGGTCCCATCCTTACCCATTTTTGTTTGAACCATTTTTTAAGATTTTCATTTAGAGATTCGTGTAAAACTATACCTCCACAGTTTACACAAAAGTCAACGTGCTCTCTCTTGACACAGTTAGGCACTCTCTTGCCAAACATGGTCTTCATGCCTTTCTTCACGTATCCTTTCCAGCATCTTGTGCCTTCGTCCACTAGTGCGTTAAGATCGTAATTTGGATTTATTGCACCGTGTTTCATTTTTGCAATCATGTCCATTTGCATGGCAACCATAAAATCGTAATCTGTAACGTCTTTGGTTCTATGTGTGTAAACTTTTACTAGCACCTCATCGAAAAATACTCCAAGGTCTGCATGGTGATCTAACTTCTCTTGTGGCTTGATAGTGTTAATAAGATATTCGATTACCTCAAAGTAATCCTCAAACTTGAATCTTTTCTGCAGACTGTTATCCTTGTATTCCCAGTCAGGCAGGAATTTTTGCCTTAGTCTTTCAATATCCTCTTTTGGAAGATTTACATATTCTCTGTCTGGTGATTCGTTCAGTTCGTTTATCTTCATTTCTTCTTACTCTTGTTGCCCCAATTAGCCGCGCCTTTTTTCCGACACTGAACTAGAGCACCAGAGGCGTAAGCCGAAGGCCAAACTTTGTATCTTGATCTAACTTTGTGATAGCAGGCATCTTTCTTTTCTGCTAGTTTTTCAAACTCTTCTAATGTTACTCCAACAACTTCAAGTACCTTTACCATTTCCTACAACTCCAATATCTTGCTTTTGTTTTTGGTCCTGGGTTTGCACAGTTGTGTCTTGCTCTAAAACTTTTTCTTGCCTTAGGATTTGACTTTCTGATCTTCATTGTCTTCTGTCCGGCTTTTCTTGCTGAACTTCCACCGTGTCCGAAGTTTACTTTTTTCACGTTTCCGGATTTTGGATCTTTAACGTACACTTTGAATTTTTTTACATCACCACGCATTGGTTTATTAAGCGGTACCTTACGTCCTCTGTACTCTGCGTCAAACAATTCCGTCTCGTCTTCTGGGAAACCAAGTTCACCAAACGCTTCGTAGAACGCATCATCGTCCTCGAAAGTCATCTCGTCTTCTTCTGGGAACGGTTCGTATGCTTCGTCAAAGTTTAATTCGTCTTCAACATCTCCCAACGCCGTAAGTGCTCTTGTCTTTGAGTCATCGTCGATGTTTAGTTCTGCTATTCTATCTTTCATAGCGGAGATGTCTAACATTAGTAATTTGTAATCATGATCTTCGATTCCTGATTTTGCTTCATCAGTTGGGACGTTCAACCCATCTATTCTGCTTATTAAAGATTTCATGTCTTCCATAGTGATTGATTCCCCCATCTTCATTTGTGTTGCGTCTTTTGTAAAGTTAATAGTTTTATTTAAGCCTCTACTGCCTGCACTTGCTGGTGACTTTACTTGTTTTCCAGCGTCTACATGCCCTTGATCACGCAGTCTTACTGTGTCATCAACGTATTTGCCGTAGTTGTAAGGTATTTGACTCATTTTACGTATTTATTTCCACAGCACCACTTTGAAACGTTCTTTATCAATGCCAAAAAATTTAGTTTTCCATTCACTCTGTTCAAAAAAGCCTAATGGATACCATTCTTCTTTACGTGCCAACATAGTTTTAGCACGATCATTCCAGTCCTGTTTCAACAGAAATTGCTCCATGGATGCTTTTTTATCGGCAATTTCTTTATAGTCAAAACCGTCATATTCCCAATGCAATAGTTCAAACACATTTCCCTGCTTGTCGCAATAGTCAATACTGAAATCCAACCCCCATTTAGGTTTCATTGCAACCAATTTATATAGATGTGGCTCTGCTTTTGCCCATAATGTAAGTTGTTCTAGAGCATCACCAGAAAAGCCTTTACGTTCAAACATAACAGCATGATTGATATGAGGACCATCTTGTTCATTGATATCAGTGAACCATGTCTGTCTTAAAGTGATGTGTTCTCTGTCACGATGTTTTGTTGTGTATCTGGCATTTGCCACTGCGTATAGTTGCTCCAGTTTAGTTAGATCATAGCCGTTCTGGTCAAACAATTCTACTGCTTCCTTTGGAGGACAAGCGAAAACTGTTTTTATTTTTTCGGTCCAACAAGGTTGCGGATCAAATTGGTTTTTTGTCACGTGCAGTTGCATACACGTAATTATCTATTTTTGTGGATCTAAATCGTTAGTATATTTGTCTTCTGCAGGTAATTCTACTTCTTCACCTTCATCAAACTCTGGGTCAAGCATAGGCACTTCACCGTCATCGTCTTTTTCATCTGATTTGTCTTCTGCTTCTTTGTCATCTTCTTTTTCTTTTGCATGTGGCTCAGATGTGTTTCTGTCTGTTTGTACACCATCGACTACTTTTTCGTCTACTTGCTCTTCTTCTGCAGGTGCTTCGGCCTGTTCGGCGTCTGCAATGATTTCAGTAGTTTCTGGAGTCTTGACAAGAATATTTTTTTGTTCTTCATTGTATACTGCTTCATTGTCTGAGATTGTGTTGTAAAGTTCCACAAGTTGAGAATCTTCTGCGTTCTTGACATACTCTGCGATATCTTTTGTAACAACTTCTCTGAATGATTTTGAATCATATGTTTGCTCTTCTTTTTGTTCTGCTTTTAGTTCTGCTAATTGTGTTTCTAATTCTGCAATTTTATCTAATCTGTTTACTGCTTCTTTTACTTCTCTTTTAATTGAAGTTGCTAAAGATTCATCGGCATCTGCTTCTTTAATTGCTTTAGTAATTACTGATTCCGTTTTTGGCTCTTGCGTGATAGATTCTACAAGTTTTTCTGCCTTTGGTGATACTTTTGTTTGTTCTACGTATTCCTTGATTCCAGCCAACTTGGCAATGTCTGCCAATGAAATGTCTTTATCATCTAACACTTTAGGCTCTTTGTTTGCCGCTTCCATAAGTTCTGAACGCTCTTGTTCAGGAGTCATATTGCTCATTGCGTTTAAACGAGCTACTAGGTCTCTAAAACTTGTGTCTGCTGATTTTTTTGTTGCCATACGAAGTATTTATAAATGTTTTGCGTTTATTTAATTTGTTGTTCTAGTCTTATTGCCAGTTTTGATTCGTATGCAAGTCCTTCCGTTTGGATGAATTTACTATATTTGCTCTGCATACTTTTGACAAAATTTAGATCCTTGCCAGAACTCAACCTGACTTTGACTGCTGAAAGGTCTTTTTCAATCATATTTGCAAGTTCGTCATTGCCTTGATCCTGTGCCAATTCTAATGCTTTCTCCATAGCCGCCACTGCCGGCACACTTCTATCTATGGCATCCTGTATAGACCCTACTCCGGCCAACCCTGCCACAATTACGCCCGCCATTGCTAGGTTTTTTGCCCAGTCCTTTATGCCTTCTTGCATTTGTTCGTCGTCTTTAAGATGTTTGTCTTTGATCTTTCCAATCTCTTGGTGTGAGGCACCTTTGCCCGCCGCACTTTGTATGGCCTTCATTCCAGCCTTGCCGTATTTCTTTACTCCTGCTCTGTACAGTATTCCACTTTCGTTTGCTTCGTCGTCCTTCATGGCATTTTTAGTTGCAGTCGCGTACATCACTGCTTCTGCGTCCTTGCCATATCTCTTCTTGAATCCTGCTTTGTTCTTCTTCATGCCTTTGACGATCTTTTCTCTCTTGTTCATTTCGCCCTTGGTCATGCTTCTACCTGATGTGCTGTGTTGGCCACCGTGTGCTTCGTCTGTGTTTTTTCTATTCTCTTTGGCCATTTTTTTCTCAACTTCGTTAACTCTTTTGGCAAGTATCCTCATCATGCCTGGTTTAGTATCAACATCATCAAGGCTAGTTTCTCTAGCCAATATTTCATCAATATTTTTTTGCACTATGCCTGCGTGTCTTTGTAATACGCTGGAATCAAGTTCTTCTCTGTATGGATTAAGTTTCTGATATTCTTCGTAGTTGTGTACACCCTGTAGATAATCTGCGGCCTTGTTAAGTTTGCTCTGTACCCAACCCTCAAGATCATCACCCTTGTTGATCATCGACATCAACTCTATCGCATACTTGGCAGTGTGGTACAATGTGCTTTTGCTCATGTGTCCCTCGCCTGCGTCTTCTGAAACTGATTCGTCTCTATTGTAAAGATAATCATAGGCATCACCTAATTTTTTATCATCCATAAAATCTGAACCCATCGCGTCTGACAGTGCGTCTATCATATTCATAGTAATAGGCAAATGTTCTTTGTTGTGAATTTTATCAAAGAAGTCGTCGTCTGCCTGTTCGGCGTCGTACATACTGTCATATCCATATTTCTTTAATGCGGCTTCTAACTCGTCATCGTCTATTCCATCTGTACCAACACCAGTCTGCAATCGCATCAGCATATAACCTTTCGGTAGGCTATCACCGTTTCCACCGACACGATTTCCATACTTTGCTTGAACCATGTCTAGTGCTTTTTTCTGTTGATCTGTGAGAGAGCCTGCGTCTTCGTCAAACTTGCCGATTTCTTCTTGGTCACTGCCTGTCTGATCTAGGAATTTCAAATCCTTTGCAAAGACATCGTTTTCACCTTGATCCTCACCGTATGAGATTGTGTAGATGTCTCCATCTTCATCTGGTGTGAAGTCTACTATCCTTACGATCCTGCCTGATTTAATTTCTCTTGCGTAGTCACCGATCTGTTCTCTTGATTCCGTCATGCCACCGTCATCGTATAGTCCGGCCTTCTCGCCCTGCATGTAGCCATGCACTTTTTTCACATAGTCACCTGCTAGGTCTATCTTCTTTGCTACCCATGACTCCATCTCCGCCGCATCGTCTATCATGTTGTGTATCTTGATCGCATGTTTACCAATCTTAAGCAATTGGTTCAAGGCCATTGAAGCCTCGTATGTGTCTGGTTTGACTGGTTGGTTATGTAATTCGTTAATCTTCATATTAATTAAATCCAAAGTGTGTGACTTCAGGATACTTCGCTAAAACTTTCCTTGCTATCTCGTTGTGTGCTTTGACCATTTGGTTCATGTAACCTTCTGGCTTGCCACCTGATATCATGTTGCCGTCTCTGGTTGCTGGTTCTTCGGGACTTCTTTTTCCGATGTTCTTTTGTAACCACTGCGTGGTTCTGGCTATAAATTCTTTTGCTGGTACTGGACTCATGTCTTCGAAATCACTATCGTATCCAAGTGCGTCAAGGAACTGTCTCATACTGGCGTTGCTCATGTATGGACTCTCTACTTCCTCGTCATCTTTATATGCGTCTGGGAAAGTCCACAAATTCTGTTGTGTTGGATGTTTGTGGTAAGCAATCATTTCAGCACCTTCTTTGATTGATTCGTCCTTTATCAAATTGTGTTGATGTTTCTGCAGGTCAGCCATGTTATCAAATGTACCTGTTAGTTTACCGTGTCTGTATGAGTAGAATTTGCCGTCCTTGTTCCTTGCGGCAAGTCCGTATTTGTTCATGCCCCTGTCTGAATTGTCTTCTGTTTTAAATTCATGGAATCTCATATCAATATTTATTACGCACAGGCTACGCAACGACAGTGCTTACAAACCTCAATTTCGTACTTGTTTGACCCGTCTATAGGGCTATGTTTTTCAGTTCTTTTACAAACCTTACCACAATGACTGTCGCAACCACAATTTTCACATTTAATGGGGTCAGTGAGTACTAATGGTTCCATTATCTTTTAATCCCCGGCCCACCAAATAAACTTACACCCGGCATTGCGTGGGCACCTTTGGCAGTGCCATTAGGATTTTTAGGTTGCACTATTTTTGGTAATTTTGGTGCTTTTGTTCCTGATCTGCCTGGAGATCCTGTGAATGATTTTTTGAATCTGTCTCTACCTATAGCGATGTGTGGACTTACAACAGTGGCAATGTTACCTGCCGACGTGGCTCCCGCTGTGGCTTGTTCTCGCATGATTACTTCGTTGATTTTCATTATCAATATTTATCAAACCATAATAGTCGGCATAACACAAAAAGTCACTCTCAAAAATGACTCGGGTTTTTTTTGGCGGCGTACTTCTTATATCTCTGTGTGGATCAAGCATCAACACGCCGTATTTTTTTATTAAAGGTATTGTAAATTCTTTTTGCCCACCATACCAATCCTCATACCTTGCAGTTGGCCAACGCACAGGTTCTGTGTCATCACCTTTCCTAGATGCCAGTTCATTGGTAGTATAATACAGATATACGTGATCTGCATAGGGCAGTTTTTTCTTTATCCTTCGTTTTTTTGATATCAACGCTAACCTATTAAGTTTGTCCCGTGTTAATAGTTTTTTTGGTAAAAGACAGAAACATTTAAACTTTATTAAATTAGATTTGGTCATGAAGCCATTTGTGTAATTTGTGTTGCTGTCATTGATCCTGAACGTGAAGTTATCAGCGAGTTGTGATCCTTCTAATTCGTAATAAAGTAATTTTTCCGGACAAACTAAACGTGCGCCGTCCTTGTTAACTAATTCAGATACGTGAGGATGTTTGTTTTCTGTTGTAGGTGGCAGGTCATATTCATACTCGTAATGACATTCTTTAGAATATTTCAAAAATGTTTGATTCATTTCTTGCATAGACCAAAAGTTTTTTCTAACCGAAATACTTTCTTCAAGGTCGATATCATCAATTAACCTATTGTTTGCGAATATTTGTAGGTTTATAGGCTCTTTGTATTTTTTGAATTCTAAAAAAACTAGTAACACATATTGCATGTGTGTAATTATTTTTTCTTTTTTCGCCCCGACTTCATGTTGGCACACCAGTGATACATTTTTGCACGTTCACCTGATGCTTTTTTTGCCTTACTTCTTAATGATGTGACTGATCCCTTGCAACTTGCACCTGCACGTTTCACACGTCCTGGCCTGCTTTTGCCTTTGCGTTTACCGTCCGCAAAGTTTTCCAGGAAATCGGCAAATTCTTCTCGCATTGTTTTTGGCTTGCCTTTGCCTAAATGTAGTTTTTTAATATTCATGTATTCACCACCAACTGGCACGTCTTTCGTTGCATTTTGTTTTGTTACTATACCAACACCTGCGGCTTCTTCTTTAACACAGTTAGGCACCATTTTGTTGCCTTTTTTCTTGTAGCCTTTTTGTTGATATCCATGCCAACAACTGCCCCTTGCTTCATCCAGTTCCGGATGATATTCCCATTTCACATTTTTAGCATCTTTGGAAACTGATTCTCCATCTATTTTAATTTCAATAGGCATTGCCTCGTTGGGATTCTGATACCAATAGTATGTGTCATAACTGCCGTCTTTGTTGCTAGTGACAACTAATCCTCGTGTGTGTTCCTCGTCATCTGCTTGTAATATCATTTTTTTTCCGGTAGGTAGTTTGAGATCAGGACTATGCTCATCTTCATTTGCTTTGTTGTTGCCCTTGTTTTTGAAATCAAATCTATTATTAGGTCCTTTACCCGGTTTGTGTATTAGGCCCATAGGTTTAATTGTTTGTGGCATTATTATAAATTCTTTGATTTTCATTTCTTTTTCTTCCTACCTGCACAATGCGCCTTTTGTGAAAATCCTTTTGGATTATTACAGTTTATAGATTTTTTATATTTTGTACTCCACTTTTTTGCTTCGTTGCTTTGTGTAACTGGTGGTACTTTAGATCTTTGATTGTCCTTGGGGTCAGTTTCTCTTGCACCTCTTTCTTTGGCCGCTTTTGTTAATTTTCCTTTAACCAAATTTCCTGTCTTCGTAAAGTAAGTGCCTGGTGGTGCTTCTTTAGTTTCTTTTTTAACTCTGTATGGATATGCCATCATAGGATAATATCCCATACGCATTTTCTTTTTACCTAATTTTTTGATTACTTTATCAACATCGCCGTGAACATAATCAGTAACGTATTCTGTTATCTCACGTATCTTCATTTCTTTTTATTTTTTTTCCACTAGGTTGATTAGATCTTGTACTGTCTGCACTTTGTCACCATCGTCCTGTGATATTTTTACGCCTGTGGCTTTCTCTACCTGTATCACCAGTTCTACTGTGTCAAATGAATCTGCATCTAAATCGTTTACTAAATGTGCTTCTGGAGTGACCTTGCTCTCCGCAACGTCTAGGTGTTCTGCTATAATTTTAATTACTGCTTTCATTTCTTTTTATTTTTGGCTTTGGTTTTCTTCTTCATGGAGTTGATAAACTTCCTGTAGATGGCCGCTGGCCCTGATTTGCCTGCCGCTCTTGCTCTCTGCTCCATGGCAACTGCCGCTTGTATTTTGTGTGCGTGTGATCTACCCGATTTCCTAATCTTTGCAACACTTGACCTTGCCGCCGCTTCATCCTTGAATCCTAATCCATGGATAGTGCCTTTTGGATCTTCATCCGTGTATAGGTCACTGTGTTTTTTAGACTTTGCTTTTTGTCCCTTTTTACGTGGTATCCTCTTGCCTTCGGTAAGATCTTCATTTATATCAACAGAACCGTGCCTACCGTCTTTTGCCGGATTGCCTTCTTTCAAAACCCTTGCCCATGCAGTCATGTTAATTGCACAGTTTTTGACTTGATCAACAGTGTCTTGGTCATCTAGTATTTCATCTAGGCCTTGTGCCTTAGATTCTACATTTGCCTGTGGCACTATTGTGAATCCAAAGTTAGATGCGAAACTGTAAAGGTTGCCATGTATTTTTTGGAATCCATCTCCACCACCCGATATCAATGAACCAAACACTTTATTGTAAAAAGGTTGATGCTTGTTTTCTTTTGACCAGTTGTATATGGGATCCATTCTTTCCATAATTGCTTGAATGTGTGAACTCTGTCCACTCCACCATATAGGTGTTGCAAAAACAACGCCGTCTGCCTTAAACATTTTCATTAATTCTGGTTTCAACTCATCATTAATATCAACAGTACCTCTTTCGTAATTCAATTCTCTCATCGTGATTACTTCGCAGTCTTGCCCTAATTTTTCAAATGCAAGTTTCAACATACTTACAACTTTGCTAGTGTTTGATTCTGCGTCAGGCTTCAGTGTTCCGTTAAAAATTAAAAATTTCATTTTGTATCTCTCAATGTAATTACACCACAAGCCAATCTGTCACCAGCGTTACCTGTCTTTAAACTTTCTTCATCGCCGCCTAACCCTAGGTCATCTTTTTCAGCATGGACTACTATACCTCTTCCAACTACTGATCTATCGCCTATTAAGTCAACCCTGTTTGCTCTTATTGAAAAATTAGCAACGCCTGATTCTGTTGCTATAATATTTCCAAGATCACCAACATGTCCTTCGTCTCTGTCTCCGTGATTAACATTATCAGGATTATAGTGGCCACCCATTGATTTACAGCCATCACTCATGTCTCCAAATTCGTGTATGTGGAAACCATGTTCACCCGGTGTTAGTCCAGTAATTGTGCCTTTGATTAGTGTTGGAGTGCCTGGGGCCTGCATCAGCAAAATACTACCTTTTACCTCGTCGGAGTGTTGTAGATCGCACTGGGCAATCACAGTGGACAATCCTTCTGTGATTCCTTTTACCTTGCTACAAGAACATTCTTTTGCTTTGGTTCTAGGACAATGTGTTTCTGTAAATTCTAAGGCTCGCATATTGCGAGTATTTATTTGTTTTTTGGCATTGGCTTTTCGCCAGTGAGTTTAGGTCTTGCAAACCACAATTTAAACCACTCTTGGGTGCCTGGTTTGATGTTGTGCTTTCTTTGATAACGTGCTTTTTCTGTGCCTGTGTACGACAGATTTTCTCCCATCGAATCTTCAGATTGCTCGGCCACACCTGCTAATTTCTTCAACTCTTCTATGTCCATTTATATAGTCCAGTCTTTCAACTGTTGCTTGGTAGGTTTGTGTGCTTTTACTTTTTCAACCTTGCCGCCTTTGGCCAAGAATGCTTTCATCTTATCATCGAGTTCTCGCTGTTTTTCTTGTGGAGTTTTTTCAATTTCTCCTGCCGCGTATGGTCTATTGATCCCGCTGAACTTTGGCATATCCTTCTAATCCTTTCTTCACTGTGTCTAGTGAATCTCTGTTTGCTTGATATAGTATTCCGTACCCACCAGCCGCCTGCCATTTTTCTATATTAATAGGCCTGTCGTCAATGAGTATATTTGGAGTACCGGTTCCCTTATCGACCGCATAACTTTCTTTACGGCCAGTTACAACCACCTCATCTGGTTGTTCAATATTATTGCTAATCCACACCTTTTTATACTTGGCACTGTTTGCATGATCTCCTCTTAAAGGTGAAGTGTTTATTGAAAACTTACCACCTGTAAATTTTTTAACCATATCTATAAGTGCATCTGCTGTTGAAAATTTAGGCAATACTGCAAAGAAGTCTGTGCCTGTAATACGATCTATAACTTGTTTTTTCAAATCTTTCGTTTTGTCATTTGTCAATTCCTTCCAATGGTCAACACCATAAAGGAATTCAACACCGCCGAAGAAGTCTGCTAGGACTCCGTCCATGTCTAGATATACAGTTGGCTTTGCGTCTTCCATGTTTTCATTATACAACTTTTTGTTGTTCTCGTCAATCTGTTTACCAAGCCTGTCTTGTATTATATCATATAACTTTTTGCCAGTATTTCCGCCCATTATTATTTTGGAAAATTCATGTTCTTGTCCTTTGTTAGCAAGTTCCCTGGCTTTTGATGCCGAGGCACCTGATGCGCCTTCTTGATCAGGATCTCTTTCTCCTGCACTTACAACATCAATGTAATCAAACTTATAAAGGTCATTTCCTTGCTTGTCTGGTTTACCGTTGTATTGATTTAACAATTTTTGAAATTCTGCAACTCTATCTGATCCTGCAACCATCACGAGCCTTGTCCTTCCTTCTGCTTGGATTTTTTGAAGTGCTTGGATTATTGTTTTTACAGCCGGATCACCTATCGCTAATTTTGGATAGAACATTTTCAAGTAATCTGTTTTTTCTCTGTGAGTAAGTGGGTCTGTTTTGTTGTTTTGTTTGTGTGAAAGGAAAAGAAATGCTTTGCCGTTGACTTGCTGTGCCATCGACTCGAGTTTGTCTAATAATTTTTGGTGTCCTATTGTGGGTGGATTGAATCGGCCAAAGGCAAATACTGCTGTTGAACGATCGTCCTCCCTAAGAAACAGTTCCCTGAGGTGCATCGTATTCGCCTTGTTTAATATTCTCTATTTCTCTATCAGATATTATTCTTGCAACTTGTTGTCTAGTCTCTTTTGGAAACATTGTCGAAACATCGTCTTGTGTCGATCCGTACTCTTTGACATACTCTTTTGCCGCATCATCAACTAGATACATCCAAAGTTTTTGTGCTTTTTCATGATCGTAGATATTTTTTTTAACTTTTCTTTTGATATTTGATATGATGGGCATAAAACGCCTACGGTATAGATCCTCATTGTTCATAATGAACGAATCTAGTTCGTTGACTGCGTCGCTGTCTATGTTCTCTTTTATAAATTGTGATGCTCTCATATAAGCATATTTATTAGTATAGGTTCTCTAAAAGCCAAGCGTAAAATGGTGACTCAAAACTTAGGTTCCATGTACCATTGAAACCCATTTGTGTGACATTTTTGAATGAATCCTGTAAGTCTCTTCCGCTTTCTCGTTGTTGCGAGGCCCATGGCTCTGGATATTCTGGCGTATATACTCCTTCGTATACTATACCTCCTAGGTCTATTTCATCTATCTCTAGGTATTTGATATGCAACAGTTGGTCTTTAAGGATGTCACCTTTTTCGTTTATTATCGTTTGTTTATTTGTTTTACCTGACCGTTTGATTATCAGATCGTATTTCTGTCCTTCGGTACATTCATGTTCAAATTCTATCACTTCTGGAGCAGACTCTGTGCCTGTCACATCCTTATCAAAATACTTCGTGTCGTTGATTAGGATTTGTGCATGTGGGGGTGTGTCCCACATTGTTGCATATAATTCTAGTTTAAATTTTAATTTTTCGGTAGCCATTCAAATTGTAATCCTGCTGTGATTCCTGTGTACTCACTATTTAAGTCCTCACGAAACAGTTCTAACACTATTTCGGTTCCTGGCAATATAACCTTAAGATACTTGTCTGTTTTGGTCAAAACCTCAACTGGTTTGATTTTGCCATTGTTTGTGCATGTGATTTCTATTGTTTCCATTTGTACATCCTTTCAAATTTTTCTGTTATCTCTATCCTACGTCCGCCCTGTGCCTCAAACTCACTTATGAATCGGTCTATCAAATTAGCCGCAAGTCTTCTGTACTCGGGTAGAATACTTTTTTGTATTTCTAATATATGATGTTGCGGTTCGTTATGAATCATAGTTCCAACTGGCACCTTGTCAATCCAGGTACCTGCTAAACACATGTCGTTTTGAATTTTATGTAATTCTTTCGTGGGATTAAATGTAGGCATGATCTTACGTGACTCATCCACAAGTATGCACATAAGTGTTCCAAAATAGTCTTCTTTGTAGATATCTTTCTGCATTATTCTTTTACAGGAACAAACATGTCTTTTTCAAGATCATATACCAGTCCGTGTTTCTCCGCATTGTCTATTGTGCCGTTTTGTGCGGCATATAATTTTTTCATATCTTTATGTGTGCCATCCTCATTAAAGCATTTAGGATTTTTGAGCCAACCTAATTTTTTGTCTAATTGTTTAAATCCTGTGTTTGGAATACCACAAGATAGACTTAATTTTTTTATATAGTTTATGCCAACATTGACTCCATCCTTACCTTGTTTTCCAGATACGTCTTGTCTGTATTCTGCGGTAAAATTGAAAGTTGAATCCAAATCATGTGTTGGAGTTTTAGCATAAAAGAAACCGATGTTTTTCTCTTTAGTGCTTTGGGTCAGATCACTCTGGATACTTGTATGATTGATTGTTCCGTCTAAATTAACACTCTCGGCTACTTCCAAGTCCATCGAACCCGATGTTATGTGACTTGGAAGTGAGAACGACCAGCCGAAAGTTGTGTGCGTATCTTTGTGTATTTCATACGCCAACCTGTAAGATTCTGTTTCAATATCTGAGAAATTTGTGATTATGCTACCGTCTATTGTGTTGATATCTGTATGTCCCCTAGTGTAATTGAAACTCAAAACATTATTGCCTAACAAATATTCGACACCTATGTTTCCAAAATTTGTATTGTTGTTATCTCCCACTGCCAGTATTCCATCAGAAGAATTACCTAACCATGTATCCTGTTCACTCATCTGTCCTATGCTAGTCTTCAATTTTAAATTATTATTCAACATAAAGTTTTTTCCAACATTTATGGAATAATCTCCGCCGCCATTATCACCAGTGTAAAAGCCGAAGTTGTAATTGTTTAATAGGTTGTACTGTCCTCCTTGTGTAAAAGAACCAAAACTTTGATTCACCGGAAGATACGTGTTGTTGTTTGCTATCAGCATGTCTACATCTGAATATTTTCTGTTGTCTTTTACTGTATATCCATTACCTAGATTCATGTAGTAATCTCTGTCATAGTCGTCGATGACCATAATTTTAATATTTGATAAACTTGAGAAAGCACTACTACTTCCTGTTGCAAAATATGTATTGTTTAAAGATGTCACAGTGCCGTCCACTCTGCCTGTAGTTGGAACACCAACTGCACCTTGCGGTTTAGTTGCTTCATCAAGATCCAACATACCTTGTCCGTGTATGTCCACATCATATCCATTTATGTTTGTGTCTGCCGTATTCAATACAAGTTTCACAAGGTTCTCACCTTTCATGTGAGGCCACATTTCATGCAGTATACCAATAGCACCTGTCACTTGTGGTGCCGCCATACTTGACCCACCCATCTCAGAATACCCGTCACCGCTCACACTTGAATACACGTTGTTACCTGGTGCCAGTATATAAAAATCTTTCACTTGATATTTGTCATTACATTTGTTATCAATAATGTTTAGACACACGTGCCCTGACTTACTACCAACTACCTGCCCGTCCTCTTTTGTGCCTCCCCAATTTCCAACTATTAACATTTTTCCGCCTAACACAAGGTTACCATCTGCGTCGACTTCTGTTGCCCAAATACCCGGATCAAGGGCAAAATCAGTGTTCCATACACCATCAACGTACATTCCATTACCTGCGGAGTTCACAAGTATTATGTCGTTGTCTGTGCCTATCTTCCAATACTTTGCACTATCTTTGTTTGCAGTAATGACCGAAGAACTGTATGTGCCGTCATCTAACTTTGTAATTGTACCGTAGTGATTGAATTGTATGTTTTTGTTAAAACTCATATTCACTGCAACGATGTTAATGCCTTCGCCGCCATCAACTTTTGTTGCCTTGAGTTTAGCAATATCGTGTAAGGCATTCTGTGCCTGTCCCATGTTGGCACTTGCATTACCATAATAGTCAACATTGGCACCTACAAGGTCTGCGTCAAAGGCCACTCCGTGGAATTGTGTGCCATCTCTTTTACCTGCAACTATACCAGCCACGTGTGTCCCGTGGGATTGATATTGTCCTTTGTTTTCAACAATGGTGTCATTTAAGACATAGTCTTTGTACCATTTGTATTTGCCATCAAGTGCTTCATGATCTGTCTGTTGATAGGTATCTATTATTCCTAGCACCGCACCTTTACCTGTCCAACCCCTGGCATAGGCCTTGTCAGCATTTATAATTGTTTTACTTGTATCCTTGTTAAATTCATCTGTTTTCCAAACATCCTTTTGTTTTTCTACAACCTTTTCTTCTTCTTTCTTTTCTTCCTTGGCTTCTTCTTGTTTCTCGACTTTCTTTTCCTCTTTCACTTCCTCTTTTTTAGTTTCTTCTTTTTCAGTTTCTTCTTTTTTCGTTTCTTTTTTTACAACTTTGCTTTGTTTCTCTGCATTAATTTTTGTTTTTTTATCGACAACATATGTTTCAACAGTGCTTTCTTTTTCTTGCTTTATTATTTCTTCTGCTTTTTTATCACTGGCAACTTTGTTGTATTCTGTAAGAGATAATTTCTGTCCTTGTGATACTTTTTGTATCACCGGTTTAACGTGGTTCTTCAAATATAAAACTGCCGCATGGGCGTTTTTGTAATCGTCACTGTTGTATATCTGTAATTTGGTATCATCATCTTGTGATTCTATTAGATCTATTGTTTGTGTCCATAAAGTTTCTGCTTGGTCCAACATGGTCAATAAGTTGCCTGCCTTCGTAATATCCTTTTGCGTCGGCCCAGTGATGATTGCTGATAGTCCTGCCAAATTGCCACTCGATATAGTGCTATTGAATCCACTCAACAACGATGAGTATGAACTTATAATAGATTCACTTCCAGTGAGACTTGATAAATCGTCCTGAACAAAATTAGATACGGCAGTGACCGCACCTCCTCCACCCCCGCCACAGGCAGTTAAGGCAGTGAAAGAACTGGCCAATATTATATTTTTAAATTTTGACCTCACATAATACTCCCCATTAAAAAGGCACCTAATAAAAAGAATAATAGATATCTTGAGTATGTTGTAGATTTCTTAAGAACCTTGTATCCGTTCTCTCGAAGGCAAATAACATGGGCGTCAATCGACTCCGCTGTTATATTCACATCAACAGTGTTGATCTGTTCTAGGTCATTGTCGTTCATGTGTATAGTTTAACACAGAACTGGTAATAGTCAACCTAGCAAAAAGCCAGTGTTTATGCGACTTTTTAGTTGTTTAATTGAATACTTGTGATAGATCCTGCGGTAATTCCTGTGGCTTTTGCCCTTACCCATACAAAATTGCCTGTGAAATTGGCACTTGATATTGTTGTGCTTTGATCTGTTGTGAATGTTGTGCCCGAGATATCAAAAAAATCGTCCTCGGTCGGCGTTGTTGCCAAAGAACCCTGCATTTTAATTGAACCTGTAAGTGTTGTGTCCACCTTATAGGCAACAGTGTGTACTCCATCTGGTTGTGAAAAGTATCCGTCGCCTTTTTGTTTATCACTAACAAAACCAACATGATCTATGGTAGTATCGGTAGAACCGTCACGTGTTTCTGCTGTGACAAGTTCTTCGACCACAATGCTCAAACCATCAGTTGCAACACTCTTCACTGTGAATGTTTTGTTGTTATTTGTTGTGCCTGATACAGTGATCAAGTCAAATTGTGCTAGATTGCTCAGGCTAGTGTCTACTGTACTGATCTTGTATTCACTACCTGTGACTGTAAATGTTGCACCTCCTTCAACCGTGATATCGGCTTTGTGCGTTTTTTGACTTATTAGTGTTGTGCTTGTCTGTGCCATCGTTGTTATTTATTCGGCCTTACGTCTCTTGAATCTTGCAGTTTTTGGACCCAGTCCGTACACAGCGGCAAGTTCATTAGGCTCTTGTCCGTCCACTGTCAGTATGTTTATATACTTTATCTTGTAGGCCTTTCCGTCTGCTGATCCTAGTTCCTCACAAATGCAGTCGTCTTCTCTTACTTGTTTTACTCGGAGATGTGCTTTTTTGATCACTGCATCACCCATCCAGTTGCCTTTTATCATGCTTTCAACAATACTTTGATCATTGAAAATATTTTTATCTCGTAGTTTTTTTATTGCTTCCATTTTTTCACCTTTCTAAATTTAATAATTTTGTCTATTGCCTGCTGGGCCATCATGTAAATTGGTGTAATGTAACTTTCTTTGGTGACATAGAAATATCCACCAAAGCAATACTGGCACTTGTCCTCAAGGTAATCCATTAATGCATAACCTGGAACATAGCAATTATCAACATTCCGTTCTATAAAATCACGTAAATTTTCTCTCTGCAAGTTTGTTATAATTCTGTGTGCGTCTTTTTTGATATGAACTTGATATTGGTACTTTCCATGTGGCAATCTATGACAGCCGACAACATTCTCTTTTAATTCACCATGCCTAGGATCCACTGTTTCCATGTGTACAAAGTTATCAATAAATTTAGATTTTACTTCTTCTGCCAACTCTTGGTTTGAATAGAATATACTCTTCTTCTCTTGAATCCTAAACTTCATTTTATTTCTATTGTTGATAATGAAATCTGCAAGTAACCAAAGTTTTTCCATCCTGTCATTGTTGTCCTTGATATTTTGTAATCTTTCATCTGTCGTAGGCCATAGCATAGCAGTTTCAGGCATATTGAAAACTGTTTTGAAACGGTACTTGCCGTAATATAATTTGTTATGATGTTTTCTCATCGGCAGGGTTTAATACTGAAATTGCTTTTCTTTCCTTTTTGGCTTTGAAATTCACTGTTAGTTTTGGCACAACATCGTCTGATAGTCCTACCTCTACCATTCCGCCCTCTGTTAATTCGCCAAACAACATCATTTTCGACAAAGGTTTCTTTATTTCTTCATCAATAACACGTTGCAACGGTCTTGCACCTAGTTTTGCATCAAAGCCTTTGGACATTAAAAAGTCTATTGCGTGTTCCGTTGCATTAACTTCAACGTCTTTCTCTATCGTCATTGTGTTTAATTCAAGCAAGAATTTTTTCACAATTGATTTCATAGTATCTTTTCCAAGTTTATCAAATTTAATTACTGCATCTAGCCTGTTCCTAAACTCTGGTGGGAAGAACTTCTTCATTGCCTTATCGTCCTCACCTGATCTTTCGCTCGGTCCGAATCCTATGTTATTCCTTTCATTGGCTTCGGCACCTAGATTTGATGTCATTATAAGCGTGATGTTCCTGCAGTCGGCCTTCTTACCATTACTGCCTGTGACTGTACCATAATCCATAACTTGTAGTAGCATATTTGATACATCTCTATGTGCTTTTTCAATTTCATCAAACAAAACAACTGCGTGAGGATTTTTTTCTACTTCATTTATAAACATTCCGCCACCCATTTGAGAATCTTCAAATCCCACATATCCAGGAGGAGACCCAATTAATTTTGCAATACTATGTTTTTCTTGATATTCTGACATATCAAATCTAATTAATTCAACACCTAATGTCTTGGCCAATTGTCTTGCTGTTTCAGTTTTACCACATCCTGTTGGACCTAGGAACAAAAATGAGCCTACTGGTTTAGTCAAACTCTTAAGTCCTGCCCTTGCAACAAGTATTTTGTCTGTAATTGTGCTTATTGCTTTATCCTGACCAAACACTTGCAACTTCATCTTTTCATCTAAAGTTTTTAAATTGGTTGCTTGTTTTTGTGATAGTTGTTCTATACTGATGCCTGTCATTACACTTATCTCGTGTATTATCTCGTCATGATCAATCTTGCCGTCCTTGACTCCTTTTAGCCTTAGTCTAGCACAGGCAACATCCATAACGTCTATGGCTTTATCAGGTAATTTTTTATCAGCGATATATTTGCTAGAGTAATCAACTGCGTCTTCACAGGCTTCATCTGTAATTGTGCAATCATGAAACTTTTCATAGTAGTGCTTCACTCCTTTAAGAATTTTGACAGCAGTTTCTTTTGTTGGTTCTCCAACTTGTAATCTTTGAAATCTCCTCATCAATGCTCTGTCTTTTTCAAAATACTTTCTGTACTCTTCCCAAGTGGTACTGGCCACAACTTTTATAGTGCCTTTTAGTAAAGCAGGTTTAATCATATTTGCCATGTCCATACTCTGACCCTGTCCAGTAGCACCAGCACCCACCATCATGTGTGCTTCGTCTATGAATAGAATACTTTTGCCTTTTTGATCTAATGCATTAACAATAAGTTTTAATCTCTCCTCAAAGTCCCCTCTGAACTTACTACCTGCTATAAGACTGTTGACATCTAAACTCCAGACAATGTGATCTTTCAAATATTCTGGCACATCTCCTTTGTTTTTTGCTATTCTTCTTGCAAGTCCTTCCACCACTGCCGTTTTACCTACGCCAGGATCGCCGACTATTAATACATTATTCTTGTTTCTTCTTGCAAGTATTTGTTTTAAGTTTTCTGTTTCTTCTTCTCTACCTATAACAGGATCAATTTTTTTATCAAAATATTTTTGATTTAAATTTTCACAGTAATTTTTTAATATCCTGTCCGCTTGGTTCGGCCTTAATTTTTGTTCTACTCCCGGCTGTGGCCCTCCCATTTGCGCCATGCCCTCGTCCAATATAGTTTCTGTTGACACAAGATCCATAAGATCCTGTTTGCTTACCTGATGTTTCTTAAGGAAGAATGCCGCATAACTTTTCTTTTCCGAGAATATAGATATCAATATATCAATGCTATTGACGTCTTGTCTGCCTTGAAACAGTGCCTGCGTAAACGCCCTGTTCATTAATCTTTCTAACGAAGCCGTTTTCCGTGGCGTCATTGGCTCTGCACCCTTTGTCACTATGTCGTTGCATTTAGTATCAAGGTAATCTTCGACATCTTTTATTAGTCCGCCTACATTAACTTTGAAATCGTGAAGAACAGTTCCTATGTCCTTGTCCTTTATCAGTGCTAAAAGTACATGCTCTATGGTCACATACTCGTGCTTTCTCTTTTCTGCTTCTTTAACTGCGTTCTCGAATATGTTCTCTAGTCCTTCGTTTGCTTCTAACATTCTTTATCCTTTGTTTGCCATGTCCCATCGTAGTTTAGAGACTCTTTTATTAAACGTAATACCGTCAAGGTGATCGCATTCATGCTGGAAGCACTTGGATTCCATTCCGTCGAGTGTTGCGTTTTTTGTTTGTCCTTGTGTTGTTTCATATTGCACTTCTACTGTCTTTGGCCTTTCTACTTTTAGCCATATATTTTTAAAACTTAAACATCCTTCTACGTCAATAACTTTCTCTTCACTAAAATTTATAACCTTTGGATTCCAAATTATAGCATGTTTTTTGAATGTGTCAAATGAGTCATGTCCGATAGCAAAGAATCTTTTGGTAATGCCTACTTGATTTGCCGCAAGTCCCATACCACTTTCATCTAGCATCAGTTTGATATAGTCTCTTTCAAATTTTTCAATATCATCGTATCCATCTATGCTGTCATTCTTGTTCCATTCGGTGCTTTTCTGTAGCAGTGTCTCATGTGGGTATTGAAATACTTGTATCATAGGTCCTTTATCTTTTTTAAATCCTGTGCAGATAATTGCGGTATCAATATGTGTACTTTGACATATAGGTTTCCACGAATATTTAATGTTTTATGCACAGGCATTCCTTGTGATTTTACTTGCAACAGAGTGCCAGGTTGTGTTCCGGATGGGACCTTTACCTTAATCACTTTGTCATCTAGTGTTTTAAGTTCTACTTCTGTTCCACGTACCGCTTGGAAACAGTCGATTGTTTTGTCTGTATAAAGATCATTACCTTTACGTGTGTAACCATCGCAGTCGAGAACACTCATTTGCACCAGAAGATCTCCACGTGGCATGTTCCTTATTGAGTCGTCTCCCATTCCAGAAAACTTGAAAGTTATGCCGTGTTGCACCCCTGCTGGTATTTTGACTGTTGCGAATTCCTCTCGACCGGACGGCAATTTGTAATTAATTGTTTTCTCATGGTTCATCATTGCTTCTTTTAAACTTACTGCCATTCGAACTTGAACGTTTCTATTTCCCTTTCTGCTCTGCCTAAATGATCTAGGCTGTCCTCCCGAAGAAAAATTAAATTGTACCCCGTCACCTACATTGCCAAAACCAGAAAAAAAATCGCCGAATATATCTTCGTTGAAGAAAGGATGTTCGCCACCACCCTGTCTAGGCCCACCAAACTTTCGCATGGTGTCATAATCATGTCTCTTCTGTGAACTTTTAAGTGTATTGTGAGCCTCATTTATTTCTTTGAATTTAGACTCATCTCCTCCTCTGTCAGGATGATGTTTCTTTGCTAGGTCCTTGAATGCTTTAGTGATTTCTGCACTTGTGGACTTTTCGTTCACACCTAGAATGTCATAATAATTCTTCATTACTATATTGTATAACAGATTGTGTATCTGTCAATGCGTGGTAATTATTTTTTGATTTCGGTCTTCTTGCCGTTGACGTAAAGTCCAAACCAGGCCGCACCTGCACCAACAACAACAGATACAAAACCTGCCTGTGCATTGTTCGGAGCATCAAGAGCCATGAACCACTGCATTGTGTTGTAGAAAACTAATCCATACAATGCCATCATTATTCTCGGCACTGTTCTCCAATTGGATAGGAACTGTGGTAATTCATCTCTTAAGAAAACCCAAACGATCTTAATTAATGCCCAACCGTCTTTGGCACCTTTTTTGACCATGCTGTCTTTTTTAACAATAAGTTTATCTTCTTTTAATTCAGCCATTATTTTACACCTTCAATTTTTGCGTTTCTTTTTCTGTGTCCGTTCCAAGCAACAAAGCCACCTGCTCTTAATGACCAGTATGCAAGATAGTTCATTGCATAGAAACCATTTACTTCAATACATATATCTCTAAAGATTTCATCTGCTCTTTTTTGATCTACTATTAAAAGTGC